CTTCAGCACCGTATTTCATATATTTACCAAAATAATGAATAGTAGGAAATTACCAAGTCCAGCTATGGTGGTGATTTCTATTATTCCTTTTATTACCTCTTTCATATTCTACTCAAAAAAAATTAAAAAAAATTAGTTCAACAGTTACACGTAATATACCCGTGCGAAAAAATGTAAGGGGGGGTCAATCGTTTTAAATCGGAGCATTTGATTGTCAGATTGTGGGCAACCCTTACTGATAGCGAACTATCCGCCCTTATTATTATCGTTCTTTATATCGTCCTGATTATTTACCAGTTTGTCCAAGTCTGTAGACGTTGATTTAACAGCGTTTATAACTTTAGGTTTATTAATTGTCGCCATATTGTCGCCAATACGTTCTTTTGCACCAGTTAAAACATCATTTAGATTGATAGTAGCGTGGACGTTTTCGACTCTATCCTTCCATGTTTTAGGATCTTGGTTCTTTAGATAAAATATCTGGGCGGTCACGTTGCCATCAGTTGCCGAAGTGAACAAGGAATTGGTAACTTGTGCTAGTCCTTTCGCCTTCCCCCTTTTTAAAGCCTCCTCAAATTCAGCAGAACGCTTTCTGGAACGGTCTATAGTTGACCATGAAACGCCCATTGCACGTGCTATTTGAGTAGTTCCCAAACCTCTGGAAGCTAAATTTTCTACTTGCTCCAAATCTAAATTAATTAACTTTCTACCCACTTTTTTAGGTGGTTTCTTGTCGTTTTTAGTCAAAAATTGCTCCATAATTGAATTTTTTTTATGCTCTCTATCCCTCTATTCTACAGCATACTTAATGAAAACCCTAAGTATTTTTGATTAAGTGTTTGATATTTAAGATTTCTTTGTGCTACACTATTACACGTTAGAACAAATTATATTACTTTAGGAGGTAACTAACATGACAGATACAAACAAACAAAACATCTACACATTAGAGCAAAATCTAATTGAAGAACTAAACGACAATAAAGAGGACATACTAGAAAATGGTTATCCTGAAGATGTTGTTTCAGAATATGCCGATAGTTGGGTACCAATATATAACTATGATTTATTAGAAGTTGCTCAATCTGATTTAACGCTTGGATATAATGACCACGAGGTAGAGGGAGATATATATGCTCAACTATCATTTTCAATATATCAAAGACTGCAAGTAGTTGGCAATCAATGGTTACAAGATAACCAAGTAGAGGTCGCGTAGATGAGTGCAAAAGAAATGAGCGACAACCAATTTATAAGTTTTCAAGATGATTTTTATAATCTTTTAGAAAAGCACGGAGTTAGTAAGATTGATATTGAACATCCGCAATTTATGGCAATCTGTCTTTTAAGAAACAAAGTAGCAGAATTTATAGAACAAGAATTACTAGAGGCGGTGGAACAATGAGCAAAGAAACATGGAATATAGCTTGTGAGTCTTGTAATAGCACAATTGATAAACTTGACCAAGATAAGGGTGTGTTTATTGTTGGTGGTGCTGAATCTGTTTGTTCAATTAAATGTGTAGAACAGGTTTTAGGAAAAGAGGGATTTAGTGAAGCTGAAGAAGATTATAAGCATGATGGACATTCTGATTTATATTACTGGACGTACTGGGAACAGAGGGAGGATTAAACCAATGAGCAACAAAAATCGATCGTCAAGTAAAAGCATTATTGGACAGCTTCGCAAGAAGTACGGACTAAAAGATAATACGCCTATTCACAAGGTAGAAATTGCAATGACACCTAAGGACTGGAAAGAGTTTAGCGAAGCCTTAACCTTTCCAAATGGTAAACCAACAAACAGGGAGCAAGATTAATGAATACATATACTTTTATAACTAAGTCATACGTTGAGCATGAGGTAACAGTAAAAGCCAAATCAGAAGATGAAGCATGGGATAAGTTCCATGATGGAGAAGGGCAAGAAGAAGAAATTGCCTCTGATACATACCATGAAGAATTAGATTGGACTGATGAAGAAGAAAAGGAGGAGCAAGACTAAATGGATATAGGAAATAATTGCGTATGTTGTAATCAAGATACATCTTTTGGAAGTGGTAGATTTGTCAATCGTATTCCAGCTGATGCTGATTATGAAAGCCTTGATGATAAAGGCAATACTATCTTTGCAGACGGACAATACAGGGACGGATATTTATGCCCTAATTGTCAAATGAGTGAAGAAGAATTTGAGGAGTTATGTAACTAATGGACATACAACTAATACCAATACTAATATTGATGGCCATAAGTCTTTATGGCGTAGCACTAATCATCAAGGACAAAGACCAATGATATTTTCAATAAACATCAACGGCCTAATCATTGATTGGTGCTATAACTTAGACTGCCAAGAGAAACAGTACCATCAAACATGGATACCTAAACTAAGCGACATTTTAATATTAAGTTTAACCAAAGAATTAAACGGTCTTACAGTTAGCGAAGTTAAAAAGCTAATTCTGGAAGACATACAACCAGATATACAAATGGTGCGAGATAACACCAACCAAAAGGCGAAAGCCAGGAGAAATAAAAATGTCTAATGATGCAGACAGAATAAGAGAACTTATAGAAATAGAACGCGATATTAAAACCATGCCGCAAGAAGAACCTCAAAAGGTAGTAATACAATTACAGCCAATCGAGTTTAATACTTTTGTTGGTCATCAACCACCAACGAGGGAGGAAATAGGCAGAGCAATAATCCAAGAAATAGAAAACGATAACTTCTATTACCATGAACTAATTAAGCACGTAAAAGAGGAGGTGCAAGAATAATGAGTATTGAATATATTGGAGTAAAAATTAAAGCAACAACATACGGAGACTTTCCAGACAATGTTAAAGAGATAACCCATGCGGAAATACAATTTAGCGTTCCTTGTGATGAATCTAAAGCAAAGAAGTTTGAAAAAGCAAAAGATAACTTATTAAAATCAGTAATAGATATGTATGCTTTAGAAGACCAGCACCAAGTAGACGTAACAATAGAATATGAATATTTTGGAGTAAATGAACAATGAAGCACGATCTAATGATGCGAATATCAATCATAGGATTATTAACCTGTGTTTGGATACTTTATCTAATTAATGGCGGTGCAATATGAAGATTGACTCAATCCAATTAGAACAAGCAACCGCATATATTCTTGAAACCAATAAATACATATATGAACAGGCAGAGGAACTGGCAAAGCAACATCTAGAATCTAGCGACAACAAGAACTTCAAAGCTAGAATCAAACGCTATGAACCTGAGAGCAAAGAAACACTTTTACATTTTACTGATGAAATTACTGCATGGGCAGAATGTGAAAAGAACTACCCTCTAATGGATTTCATATACAAATTCTTTCAAATTAAAAAGGGGTATTATGAATAGAGTACAAATACAAGGGACTACAATTTTTGGATACGTCAGAGAGGACTATAAAGACTCAGACAAAAACAAGATTGACTTCCTAGACGAAGAAACAAACCAAGTAATTAAAGTAACTAAAAACCAAATTAAGGAAACTTATCAAAAAGATAGGTATAATTAATAGGTTAATTACCTTAATACATTTTTGTTGTGGCTAAAAACATACTAAGATTGCAAATAACCCACGTTGAAAACTTACTAAGTACCTTCAACAAGAACTTTAAGCTACAATAAACCAATTATGAAGGCTGAGGCGAGTATCCTAAAACCCCCTAAAGTATAAACTACTCGTCTTGGCTTTCCCTTTCCAACATCACGCCCAAACCAACAAACAAAAAATGCTTATGTTGAACTCCTGCCTTCAAGTTTCTTAACACCTTCTTCTCTTTATCAATAGCACACCAGATAATATTCTGGTCCATTAGATTCTGAATACCTTTACTAACCGTATGCCTGTTCATGCCAATCATTAACGCCAAGTAGCTAACCGCATCATGGCTTGAATAATCCTGTGCAGAATACCTCTCACAAAGAGCATACAAAACGAGCTTCTCCCTACCCTTTATATCCGTCCTCCCCAGGTGTTTCTTATACCACTTCCAGACGACCTTCTTCAGCTTCGCATAGTTCTTATACTTCATAGCTAGACCGTAAGGTATCAATCCGCTTTCCTCTGGACTCTCAATCGCTTCAACAACTAACCACCACTTCTGCTCTTTCATGCTTCTTTTATTCCACCTTAATTAATACAATTCCTACTGATTCTTTTTCCCTGAGAGATGAGCCGCAAGGCTCACTCTCTCTATTAGTCTAGTCTTGGATATATGGCTACCCGTATAGCCGATAATCGGCTACCCCTATATACGATAATCGGCTACCCGTGTATACGATTACTTTTTCTTTTCATCCTTCTTTTCAGTCTCTTTTTTGGTCTTTTTCTTACCAAATATCCTATCCCAATTATCCTCAAATATTTTTTTATCTACTTGTCTTGGTCTCTGGTCGCTTCCCTTTCCATTCATAGTTTTTCCTCGTATTGTATTTCAGCTATTATTTGTAAAATCTGATCTCTGTCATCATCTGGATGCAAGTTGTATCTGGAAGATATATTATTAATATCATCTTCGATTAATCCCTTTGCATCTTGTTCGACAGCTCGATCATAAAGTCTCTCTAAAGATAACTCATTTATTATGTTACTCATTCATTCTCCCTAGTCCCAATCGAAGGACGTTTTATTTTCTAATATTTCCAGAACTGCACCACGTCTAACCAAAGTTTTGGTTTCATAGTCTACATTTCCAGAGTTACTTTTAACCAGACTGGCTTTAACGACTGCCATTCTGTCTACCTTTATGCCTTGCTCCATGCATATCTTTTCGCACGTATCGTTATCAGCTAACCACATTGCTATCGCAAACCTAACACTATCA